CACCCACTAGTCGGAGGAGTCCTTCAGCAAATAAAGCAAGGACCACCCAACCGACGCACATACTAATGATAGAAGCATTACGGTTGTGTCGTCGTATAGCAGCATCAATCATCTCCTGAACTTCAGAACGGCTTACAAACTCGTCTTGAGGTTCCATCACTTCTCATCTCCAAGAAACTTCGCAAGTGGGTCTTTTCTGGTCTTTACGATTTCAACAGATCTCTTGTAGAACATATTGTCCGTATTACCAGACGCTTCAAACGTCTCCTTGATCTTCACCCAATTATCGTAGGTGCGTTGATCCATAGGGTTTTAGATTGAATATTATTAGTTATACTAGTGAGTACTTCTACTATGTCAAGTTTGTTAGGGTTTGGTGATAGTGGTTAAGAGATTATTAAATTCAGAGACCCAGAAGTTCTTTGAGTTCTTCTATTGAGAGTCCTGCTGCTTCTAACTTTTGTTGTGGTGTTAGAGGTTCGGATTCAACAATAGGGTCTGCTGGAAGAGGTTCATTACCTTCTTCTAACCAGGCCAGGTAGGCGGCGTAGTCGGTGTTGGCGGGGTCGGGTGGGATGAAGGCGTTGTCGGAGAGGCGGAGGATCATTTCGCCTGGGGTGAGTTGGTAGGTCATGGGTTACAGCTCGGCGGAAAATGCAAGGCCACTGCCTGGATAGGTGGTACCGCAAAGCGCAACACCTGGAGTACCGCTTAGGTTTACGGAATCTAAATGAAACCCATTTGTGTCAGAACCAGTCGCAATGGCTATTCCCGTTGCTGTAAACGCGTTAACCGATGCAAAGAAAACAGTATAATTAGCAACATGAGTTATTGTTGGAGCCGTGCGCATTTGCACCGGAAATAATCCAGAAATTGTACAGGTTGTAGTATTCCTACCGCTAGCGGTAAAGCCGGTACTGTTTTTCCAGTAATACCTCTGACACAATGCCAACTCTTGCCCATAACTTCTTCGCTCAAACGGAGTGGCGACGGTGCCGGCTTCAAGTTGGACGCCAGTGATGTAGAAGGTTGCGCCGTTGGTGCCGATAACACTAGTAGCACCTGTGGCGGACACACGGTTTGCAGCAGTCCATGCACCAGCTGCCCCGCTAGTAGCGGATCCGACACCCAATCCAAAGAACACCCCAATTCCGGCGCTGTTGTCAGTTGCCCACGTTCCGGTCGTGTCACCAGCAATGGTGATTGTTTTGTATTCCCAGGTGTTAGCTGCTGCAATGGAATAGGTGAACGGGTAACTTCTGTTAGCATCTCCATTACGAAGCGATCCTCCAAACGTGCCAGTCAGACTTGACCGAACCCAGAACGAAAGCGTTACGGTTCTGGCATCGGCACTGCCGAAGTTCAAATCACCAGTGTTGAAGCCTTCTATGATTTGAGAGATGTAAGCGAACTGCTGGTTTGAAAGCGAAGTGTCTGCAGATGCAACCGTACAAAGCAGTGAGTTTGTGAAACCAGCAGGAGCAACGGTGGATCTCTGAACTGTAAATGACCCGTCACTATTATCGTTAGCGGCCCAACGGTCTAATGTGTAGATTACACCGTCGTTGGCCGTCACACTCGCCCCAGCGTTCCTCTGATCTATCCTCATATCTCCGTTGATTATTCTGTTCCGGGCACCAGAGATAGGACCATCATTCACAGCACCAATATAAGCCGTTGTAATACCAGCAGTTGTTACACCTACAATACTTGTTGCTCTTAAAGTTGCTGTAGTGGTAACACCAGAAACATTTAAATTTGTTGTATCAAGAGTAGTACCACTGATAGTCAGACTTCCATCAGTCGCAGAGATAATATCAGTTTGCCCGTTTATCTGAATACCCATTCGTCACAAAGACTTTTCTGGTATTTATAAAGCGGTAGCGGTTAGATTTGAACTAACGGAGGTGTTACCCTCACTTGTTTTCAAGACAAGCGCAATAAACCGGACTCTGCCACGCTACCAATATTTACGGAGTATCAAGGAACTGAAAAATATAAATATTTACAGACCTTTCCGCTATTTATAAAGTTATGGTTGATGTAACTTGTTTAAATTGTAGCATACTTTTTCAAAAATTACCATACGAAGTTAAAAGAACGAAAGGTAAAAATTTTTGCTGTATGAATTGCTTTAATGAATATCAAAGAAAGGATAGAGTAAATCATATCAAAGAGTGTGCTAACTGTGGCGAAAAGTTTTACAAGAGACCAGCAGAACAGAAAAAAACAAAAAATCATTTTTGTTCTAAAAGTTGTGCTGCTACTTACAATAATACCCACAAAACAACTGGAACAAGAGTATCTAAACTTGAACTTTTCTTACAGGAAGAATTAAGTCAGAATTATAATTTTGACTTTCACTTTAATAGAAAGGATACTATCAATTCAGAGTTAGATATTTACATACCAGAAGTTAATTTAGCATTTGAACTAAATGGTATTTTTCACTATGAACCAATTTATGGCGAAGAAAAATTAAAACAAACTCAAAATAATGATGAAAGAAAGTTTCAAGCGTGTTTAGAAAAAAATATTGAGTTATGTATTATTGACACTTCTTGGATAAAGTATAATAAAATTGAGAACTTTAAAAAAGTTTTAGATATTATTCAAAACATAATATCCAAAAAACTGTATTATAATACTCAATCAATCAAATGTCAACTACAGTTTCTTTCTTTACATCTAAAAAGAGAAACTTCATCGGAGCATCAGAAAGATTTGCTCCTTCGTGTATATAGTCCATTACCTCATAGATCTGTGGAACACCTTCTTGCCAAAAGACTTTCTGACCCTGCCAGATCATATAACATTTCTCTTGATCGGGAATCTCTAGAGGAATCTGAATTCTCTTATAAGGACAGCGATAAACATTAGGATCTTTATGAGGACCCAGTATCGTTCCAGGACTAAACAGAGAAACAGTAGAAAATAAGATTTCAGAATTATCAAAAATTTCTAGAACTTTAGAATCTTGAATGATTTTCTTTCTGACATATTTGACAGTCTTTGTTCCACTCTTATCAACCGACTCTGCCTTGATCCAGCAATGGGATATTTCTTTATTTGAATATCCTTCAACTGTCGGAGCAATCTTCATCGGAAACTCACAGTCTTTTGCCCAATGATATAAGGTATCCAAATCAGATTTAGATATCATTTACTTATTAAGACGAGTGAGTTATAATACATTATAATATACAAAATCAACAATAGTCAAGTGATTATTAAACCATCAAAGAAAAGAAAAGAATTTGAAAGACTTTTAAGAATATTGGGATATAGAGATTGGTCACCAGTCTTACCAAAACAAAAGAAACTGATGAAGCAGACAAACTATATGTGCGAAGACGGTGCTATGGCAATATATCTTTTCTTCATCCCGTACCTTAATAAGAAAAGTTATCTATGGTTAGAGTTTATAGATCATTATGACTCTCCAGATCTTAAAAACAAAATTCAGTCTCTTGCGGAAAGAATTCACTATCAAGAAAAAACTAGACTTGCTGAAATTGGTTGGGAAGCAAAGTACACAAAGCAACCATATGACTTTTCATTAGAAGAAAGAAAAAAAGTCTTTTTCAGTTTTGTAAAAGAAGCACACTATGTTCTTCATAATGGTTTTGATTCTCTTAATATCAAACCAAGACCTGGTGATGTATTGGTCGGTAAACCACAAGGTGTGAAGATCAATCAAGGATTCAGCGAATCTTCTATTGAACTTGGAACAAGACAAAGAGCACTTGTAGGAAAACGATTCGGTCTCGGTAATGTTTATGATGACGGTTTCCAATATGGTAAATATGATAAGGATCTCAACATCATACCAATATGAAGAAAGAATTTAAGGAACTTCTACTAGAACTTGGAATTGAATCCACTCAAAGGATTTGTGAACCATCAGAAAAGATTACAGTTAGAATTTCAACAGAGTATGATGAGATTTTATTTTTAGGTGTCGTCTACAATATCTTTAAAAATAAAACCAGTTTCTTGTATCAGGAATATGAGTCACACCAAGATCCAGAAA